GTGGAAGAGGCCATGAGCGCAACCGTGTTGATTGATGGCCACGTAAAAATTGAAAGTGGCGACCAGCTGATGCGACTGACACCCCGAGGCTGCGCTAAGCTGTTGGGGTTGATTGTTGGCATCGCAATGATGCCGATGTGACTCTAGGGTTTGCCGCCACCACAATGCATCGGCATCATGACCGCATGACAGACAAGATACCAAAGACACCAAAGACTGCCCCGAAAGGGGCTGCTGTCGTTGGGAAGTCAAACGCAGGAAGGCCAACCTCATACAAAAAAGAGTATGCAGAGATGGCGCGAAAGTTTGCTTTGCTTGGAGCGAGTGACGAACGATTGGCATTTCTGTTTGAAGTGTCAGTGTCCACAATCAGCAAGTGGAAGATAGACCACCCTGAATTTTCGGAGGCACTCAAGGAAGGCAAGGAATATGCAGACGCAAATGTCGCAAATTCGCTCTATCACCGCGCCCTTGGGTATGAGCATCCAGAGGATGATATTCGTGCTGTGAATGGAGAGATTGTCATCACAAAGACCATCAAGCGTTACCCGCCAGATACAGGAGCCGCGACATTGTGGCTCAAGAATCGTCAGCCGACAATTTGGCGCGACAAGGTTGAGAACGTCGTAACTGGTGCTGATGGTGGACCAGTTCAGCACTGCGTAAAAATCAAGTTCGTGTGATGGAAGCTGAAATAGAGTTCCCTCACAAACTGCGCCCGCTGTTTTTGCCAAAGCGGTACAAAGTCATGTACGGCGGCCGAGGTGGCGCTAAGTCCTGGGGTGTTGCGCGGGCGCTGATCATTCAAGCAGCTGAGACACCTATGCGCATACTGTGCGCGCGTGAAGTGCAGAAGTCGATGCGTGATTCTGTTCACCGCTTGCTGAAAGATCAAATCGAGGCAATGGGTTACAGCCACTTCTATGAAGTGCTGGACACAGAGATTCGCGGGCTTAACGGCTCGATGTTCCTATTCGCTGGCCTGCAAAGCCACACAGGTGATTCAATCAAGTCGTTTGAAGGTGTTGATCGCGTTTGGTGCGAAGAGGCTCACAGCATCAGCGCCAAGAGCTGGGACACGCTGATACCCACCATCCGTAAGGCTGATTCTGAAATCTGGGTGACGATGAACCCGGACATGGACACGGACGACACCTATGTGCGCTTCATTGCAGCGCCGAGTGATGACACCTGGCTGTGCGAGGTAAATTGGCGCGATAACCCATGGTTTCCCTATGTGCTTGAGCAAGAGCGCCAGAAAGCGCTGCGAGTCAGCCCTGAGACGTATCAGCACATCTGGGAAGGAAAACCTAACCGCGTGGCTGATGGCGCGATTTACCGCCATGAGATCGAGGCGCTATTCAACGATGGACGTGTGTGCAATGTGCCTTATGACCCGCTGTTGCCGGTGCATACGGTTTGGGATTTGGGCTGGAATGACAGCATGGTCATTCTGATGGTTCAGCGCGGCCCGATGGACGTGCGCATACTGGACTACATCGAAGATTCAAACCGAACACTTGATTGGTACATCGCAGAGCTCAACAAGCGCGCGTACCGCTGGGGCACCGATTACATCCCACACGATGGCCGGACGCGCAACTTTCAGACCGGCAAGAGTACCGAAGAGCTGCTGCGCGCCATGGGTCGCACGGTCACCGTGTTGGCTCAGACCAGCATAGAGGAAGGCATCAAGGCCGCTCGCCTCATATTCCCTAAATGCTACTTCGACAAACACAAGACCCAACGGCTTGTTGAGTGTCTCAAACGTTACCGGCGAGACGTGAATCAGAGAACGAATGAACCTGTCGGGCCATTGCATGATGAGTTCTCGCATGGTTGTTTGGATGGCAACACGCTTGTTTTGACAATCAATGGGAATGTGAAGATCAAGGATGTGGCCATAGGTGATCAGGTGTGGACTCCAGCCGGATACGCAAAGGTTTTTAATTGCGGGCCAACAAAGATTGCTTCTGAAATAGTAGAAATAACCATGGCAGATGGCTCTGTTTTGCTTGCAACACCGGAACATAGGATATTCACGACGAAAGGTGTTGTAGTAGCTGATGAATTGAGATACACTGACTCTATCTTTACAAAGGAGAGTTCGCCATGTGTGTCGTATCAGAGCATAAAACGTGCGGGTTATCGGGACGCGGTTATCGAGAGTTTCAAGGAGAGAAGTACTGGTACTGGCCAACTAGAGGAATCTATGGATCGCAAGTTGGCGGAAAAACTAGGCTGCTTCACCTTGAGGTTTACAAGGCCATTCACGGCAGCGTTGATATTCGCTCGAAGCCTTATCCGGTCGATGGCAATGTGTCTAACACCGACCCCAGCAATTGGGTTGTTACAAGGTCAGTTCGCAATAGAAAGCACCCCGTCCAAGAGTTCGATGGTGTTCGCTTTTACTGGAAGCCCGAGGGCTACTACAAGGCAGATCACTACAAGTTTGGCGGAACAACAATGCACCGATACGTTTGGGAGTTCCACAACGGAGCGATACCAGACGGATTCCACATCCATCACAAGGATGAAAACAAAGCCAACAACAGCATTGAAAACCTTAAAATGCTATCTGCCTCTGAGCATACAAGCCACCATTCAACAAGTAATGAATGGGTTGGAAGCAATGAGAATAAAGCCCAAATACTCGCCGCAGGAGAATTGGCTAAAGAGTGGCACGCAAGTGAAGAAGGCCGCGATTGGCATTCTGAACATGCTATCAAAATTTGGGAAGGACGCGAATGGCACAAACTCAATTGCGTCGAATGCGGCAAAGAGTTCTTCACGCCATACCCAACAAGAGCAAAGTATTGCCATGCCAATTGCAAAGCTCAAGCGCTTAGAAGGCGAACAGGCAAAGCGGTTGGTGTACGACCTGACCGTAGAAAAACACCACTGTTATCTAGCAAACGGACTACTGGTAAGTAACTCAGATGCTTTTCGCTATCTTGGACAGTCAATCGGCAGGATGGCCAGCGAGTTCTCGCAGCAATCAGCCACACCACCCCCACCCCCAGACTGGCGCTTGTAATCATGATCAATTCACTTTCACCCGAAACATCGCGCGCAAACGAACAGCCTGGACCTGATGGCTTGTCGCTTTCGCAGTTCACACGGTTCTTTGAAGAGATTCAGAACCAGCCGACTTGGCGCGCCAATGCCGACACGGAAATGGAGTACGTGGACGGTAATCAGTTGAATTCCAAAATTCTGCAGGCTCAGGCTGCTATTGGTATGCCTCCAGCCATCGAGCCGCTGATTGGTCCGGCCATTGAAGCTGTTACCGGGCTTGAGGCAAAGACGCGAACCGACTGGCGCATTACGGCAGACGGCATTGATGGCGATGAAGTGGCCGATGCACTCAACTACAAAATCAACCAGGCCGAGCGTAACTCAGGCGCAGACAAAGCCTGCACCGACGCATTCAAGCCGCAAGTGTGCGTTGGGCTTGGCTGGGTTGAAGTGGCGCGCGAGAGTGATCCGTTCAAGTTCCCGTACCGGTGCGATGCGGTTCACCGCAATGAAATCTTCTGGGACATGCTGGACAACACGCCAGGACTGACAAAGGCACGCTATCTGGTGCGCCGGCGTTGGACAGACGTAGCACAGGCTGCGCTGAAGTTTCCAAAGCACAAAGAGCTGATCGAGCGCGCCAATGGCCGATGGACAGATCAGTACGAGCTCAGTGTGGATGGCGGAACAAGTACAGAGATGGCCATGGCTTGGGACCAAGAGCGTGGCTGGTCAATCGAGGAACAGGAATGGCGCGATGCCGAGCATGGCCGCGTGTGTCTGTTCGAGGTCTGGTATCGGCGCTGGGAGCAGGCAGTCATCATCAAGACACCAGATGGCCGCGTGGTTGAGTACGACAAGGCCAACGAGATGCACAACCAGGCGATTGCATCCGGCCTGATCAAGCCGCAAAAGACCATTGTCAGCCGCATGTATGTGTCATTCTGGATGGGACCGCACAAGCTGCACGATGGCAAGACACCGTACCAGCACAACGATTTCCCCTATGTGCCGTTCTGGGGACACCGCGAGGACCGCACCGGTGTGCCGTTTGGCCGAGTCCGCGGGATGGTCTACCTGCAAGACAATGTGAACAGCGCCATCAGCAAGATTCGCTGGGGCTTGAGTGCCATCCGTACCGAGCGCACCAAAGGCGCAGTAGCCTACTCGGACGAGGTTTTCCGCCAGCAGATTGCGCGCCCAGATGCCGACATCATTCTCAACGCCGAGCACATGGCGCAGCCTGGCGCATCGTTCAAGGTGTTCCGCGATTTTCAACTCAACGAGCAGCAGTACAAGATGTTGGGCGACTCACGCGCCGGCATTGAGCGTGCATCTGGCATCACATCAGGGTTCCAAGGGCAGAAAGGCACTGCAACATCAGGAATTCAGGAAACAACACAGATTGAACAGGCTACGCAGTCACTGGCCAGCCTGATGGACAACTTCAAATTCAGTAGGACAAAGGTAGGTGAGCTCTTGCTGTCGCTGATCATCGAGGACATGGCAGACAAGCCTGAGACGGTGACGATTCGCGGAAACTCCGTGGTGTCTGACCGCAAGGTGATGCTCAATCAGCCAACGACGGACGAGCAGACTGGCATCCAGTACCTGACCAACGATGTTCAGCGCATCCGGCTCAAGGTGGCGATGGAGGATGTACCGAGCACGCCATCGTTCCGCAAGCAGCAGAGCGTGTCGCTGGCAGAAGCATTCAAGTCGCTGCCGCCCGAGTACCAGCCGGTTGTGCTGCCGCACTTGTTGTCTCTTATGGACGTACCAAATCGTGATGAGGTGATCAAAGCGGTGCAGGAAATCAAAGATAGACCGAATCCAGAAATTGAGAAAATACAAGCAGACAACGCATTCAGGGAAAAGGAACTGATGCTCAAATACTCGCCTGACAAACTGGCTGCCGAAGTGGCCAAGATGGTAAGCGAGACGGTGAAGAATGGCGTTCAGTCCGCATTCGCAGCAATGCAAGCAGGACAGACCATTGCCACCATGCCGCAAATTGCACCGATTGCTGACGTGGTGATGATGAGCGCTGGGTATCGTGCTCCAAACCCAATGGGTTCTGATCCAAACTTCCCACAACCAGAAGGACTCGCGCCAGTGCAGCCGATTGACGTGCAACAAAACACCAGCCCGCAACTGCCACCTGTGCCGCAAGAAGCCGGTTCACCGATGCAGGGCATTGAGACGCAGCGCAAAAACGATAATATTCAGTAATCAAACTTCCCAAACTACCAAAGGAACTCATGAGCGCACCAAGACCATGCATAGGCGACACTGTTCGTTATTACGTAAGTGGTATTGAATTTCCGAACGCTGCGATTGTGCTGCACAACAATATGCCCTTAGGCGGTAGTGCATGGGGTGTGAATTTACTTGTGTTTTCTAAAAATGGGGAATGCTCGCTTGTAAAGGATGTGCCTTATTTCAACGAAATGAATGGAAAATTAGTTAGCCAAGCCATTCCAACAGACACAATTTCAAGGGCGATCAGCAATCTACCTGAAATCGAGGAAAAGATACGGTTATCAATGAGAGAGTATGTTGAGGCTGCGTCAAATGGATTGACTCAAAGCCTAAAGGAAAAGAAAAATATTGACGCACACCTTCTATCAATTGAGACGAATAGTGCAGATGCGGAAGAGTTATTTAAGGAGGCTAGGCGACTGGTTGGAAATTTACTCGAAGTTAAAGCAACGACAGAAAAGGCCATGGCAGAACTGGTTGATGCCAACACCACAATAAAAGAGGCAAAGCGAATTACAGAATCACGTAAAAAAATGGAAGAGAACAATAAAAAGATTCATGACGAAAAAGAGGCTGGGAAATTAGTTGGACATATCGTTAGATTGAAAAGTGGCGGACCAGACATGACGGCCATGAAGGTATTCAAGGAATGTGAAATCTCTTGCGCATACATGGTTGGCAATAAGATGGAAGAACTTAAAATGCCTTACCAAGCTCTTGAGATTGTCAAAAAACCTTCTGATGCTGAATAAAGCAACTTAATAGCACCAAAACCAAGCCCCTCGCGCAGGGGCTTTTTTACGCCTGTACACATTGCACACCGCTAAGGTTTGCACCAAACATTTACTGATTGCATAGTCACGCCCGCTAACCCGTGATGGGCCAAGCAAAGCCAACGCTGTGAAGCGTGGGCTTCATGAAAACGGAGAGGAAAGGAGCTACAGCCTTTAGGTTGCGGTTCCTCACTCATATAGAAACCCTTCAGCGGCAACTGCGATAAGTTGCAGGGAATGAATGAACCAAACAGAGTTTTACGAAGCCAACCAAGTTGATGGCAACCTGAGTGATGCGCAGATGATGCAAATGCTTGATCTGCCCGAGGGCGATAGTGCGCAAGCACAAGTCAGCGAGCCCGCCGCTGAAGCAACACCAGAACCAGAAGCAGCAGTTGAAGTGAAAGCGGAAGAAGCCAAGCCGGTGATTCTTGCCAAGGACGGTGTTCACACCATCGAATACGAGAAGCTGGTCGAGGCGAGGGAAG